TCATCTCCTGCGCCAGTGATTGTGTAGTCTGTGGTTATTACCTGAACTACGCTGTCCTCATACACAATGAGGTCGGCATCTTCAAGGAACTTGTACGGGAAAGAGAAGGCAGTAGTAACACCGTTACCCGTGTAACTGACTCGGTTTGTGGTTGAACTGATTGTCATTGCGTTACCCCGTTAGTAAGTGCTTACTGCTTATGTATGGTATCAAATTACTGATAGCCTAGCCAATATTCTTGACCTTGTTTAGCGGCTCGTTCTTTTGCCCGTTCTTTGTATCCAGGATTCGCGGCTTCTTGAAACCCATCAAGCAATACGTTATGAAGGATTCCTTTTGCAAACCACAAGTTTTGACCTGGAGTAATTCCTTTGATTGAGTTGTAGGCATTCTTGGTGAAGTTCTTTAATGCCTTCTCGTCAGGCTCGCCAGACAATTCAGACGCAGCATAATTTAGACCGTGTGCAAGCGTAGGTATAACAGTGCCAACGGTATGCCCTATTGCTGGCCCTAGAAGCTTGGTTCCAGATTGCCAAGGGCTTTCAACAGAACCAAATCCAGCTTCGATAATTTCGTTGAACACGCCTAGACCGCCGCCTTTTAAGAAGCCTTCTCTTGCGAGTTTTAGAGACTTTTCTGGCGTATCCAAGTCTCTAAGGTCTTTACCGGAAGCAAGTTCGTTCAACAGAACACCCATTGCCCCAAGCATCGAGGTTGCTATCAATACGTTCGCCCTGAACATCATTGGGTTATAACCTGCGGCTTGGAAGTTGGCTCTCTCCATCAATGTTTGACGGAAGAACGCCATAGGGAAAGACTTGAATTGAGTCATCAACGAAGTAAGTTCTCCAGCAACCGAACCTCTAGCCGCACTTCCTTGCATCGTTGCTTGGCTTAATGCCCCAGGCTGCAAGATTGCCTGTTCTGATTGCTCTGCAACAAGAGAAACGAACTTGATAGCGGCATCTTGGCGAATTATTTCGGCATCTGCGTTTGACCTAACGCCTGCCATTTTTCGTATCTCTGCTATTGGAATATTCTCGATAGCCTCTGCGTTCATTAACTTGCTGCCTTTGTAATCGAAAGGCTTTGCCAAGCGATAGATAGCCCAATCCGTATCGTTGATTCCAATGGCTTCAAATATCTTCCGGTCAGTCTCAGGTAGCTTCGCCATTGAGTCGTACTTGGTAGCCATGTCTCCTATCTTTGCTTCCATCATCGCGCCGAACGCCTGACGTAGCGATTTAGTCCATAGGTGTGCGCCTTGTACCGTAGGAATAGCACTGGCTAACTTGCCGAACATTCCGGTGTTTGAAATGCCATCAGACAATCTTGTGATTGTGTTCAGTGCGCTCTCAATCCCAAGGCCGTGAATCCTCAGTGTTGATCGCAAACCCCCATCCGTTGAAACGTTCTTGATCCAAGCAGCGAGTTCTGTCTTTGGGATATTCATTGCTCTTGCTGCTGCGTTCATTGTTCCAAGGTCTGCAATCTGCGAGAACAGCATCGAACCTAGTCGTGAAGCAACCATTGCTGCTTTAATTTCCCCAACGTAGTGAGAAACTGTGACACTTTCTTGGCTGATCTGGCCGCTCATTCTTTGGAATGCAGATTGAAGCAGATTGTCTGTTCGCCCATTCGTAGCGGTTACTGCGTCTGAATATTCCTTGTTGAACTCATGTATGGCATTCGGGCCAAACTTATCAACGAGTGCAATATCTCCTGCCATGCTTTCAATACCCATTCTTGCTTGCTCAAATGAGTTTCCAGCACCGTACTTTTCCATTGCTGCTCGATAGGCTTCAGGGGATTTATAGTGAATCTGCCTATGGGCTTTCATTCGATTAGCCGCAGAACCAACGCCGCCTTCTCCTGGAGGTTTGTTTGCGCCATCGGTAACGTGTGTAACGTATGAAGCGTTAAGGAACTCTCTTAATTCAACATCGTTCATTGCATCGCCGCTTGGTTTTACGTACATGCTTCTATCAACCCATTGCATGTAGTCATCAACAAACGTCTTGCCTCTGTCTTTTCCTGATCCACCACGTTTCAGGACAAGGAAGCCGTTCAGGGCTTGTCCGTTACGGTAGTTTGCCAACGGAGCAATGTCACCTCCGAGACGGTTGAAATGATCCATCTGTTCTTTACGAACCGCTTCAAGATTCTTCCATGCCTTCTTTGCAGAAGCGTTGCCGCTGTCCTGTCCGAACATCTCCATCTCAAGATCGTTCATGTTCTGCTTCTTTGTTACAAAGCCAGCGAACGAGGATTCTTCCATGAACTTCGTAAAGTCAGTTAGCTTGCGAAGGTATTCACGCTCCAAGCCTCCTGCGTAAGACTCATAAGAAACGGCCTTTCCTTTTCCGTCAGAAACAGTTGCAGTAAATCTACGCAAAGCTTCAAGCCGGTCTATTCCATCGGCCATCATCCTTCCTAGCACAGCTTCCCTCTCTGATTTCTTGATAACAGTAAGATCGGCTCTTTGCTTCTTTTTGATCGCATCATGTAAGGCTTGATCTGCAACAGACTTTCCCGCCGCTATGATCTGTTCGTCGCGGGTCATAGACCTGTATGCAGTAATGTCCTGACGGGCAAGTTGGACTCTGGCTTGAGCAATCTTCGTGTCAATGTCTCGAATATCACCGACAGTCAGTTTCTTCCCGATAGCTTCAGCGGCTTTTTGAACAGCAGCAATACACTCTGGCCTCATTTAACCAACCCCCAATGCACATTTGATAGCGACTTCTGAAAGCTTCGCTGATTTAATATCGTTCTGAAACTCAGCTTCTGCTTTGTTAAGCATTTCTTTTGCGCTTACAAAATTACCGCTTTCGTCAGCAACAGTCATTCCTGAGTTCTCGTCAGCAATTCTATTGGCTCTATCTGTTGTAAATACTTCAGCGCCTTCCTTTGCTTCAGCGAGTTTTGCGACAATATCGCCTTCCGGCTTTGCCTCGATTGCATCAGCAGTTTCTTTTACGGAAGTATAGGCATCGTCCATAGACTTAACTGCTTGCTCCATTTTATTCAATGGAGCGTATCCCTCTTTAGCAGCTAGGTCATTAAACGAATTCGTCGTCTCAACGACCTCTCTTGTTAGAGATGGATTTTCAACAGACTCGTCATATAATCCGCGAGGAACTTCAATATCCTCAATCGACTTACCTTCCTCGATCATTTGCTTGGCGAAAGAATCTTCTGCAAGGCGAATATTGTCTGCGGCCTCAAGCGTTCCCGGAGTCGCTGGATTTCTTGTTCTCTCAACCAATCCACGGTTAGCGTCTTGCGCAGCGTCTATCTCTGACAACGGCGGTTTCTCTGATCTTCTTAATGCTCTTGCGCCAAAAGGAAAGGCTGCTCCAAGCACAGCGTCAGTCGCTATGGCTGTGTAGTCAAGCATCTTATAGTGCGATGCCATCTCTTTGTAACCAGCGCCTTCTAGGATGTTTGCCGTTGCTCCACGCTCTGCTACTCCCAAAGGAACGTTCATTCCAATACCAGATAGAACCTGTGTTGTTATAGCCTTGCCCATGAAAGCAGGAAGCGCAGCGCCAATACCCATTACTGCGCCGGTAACTCCCGATACTTTCATTGCTGTGTCTTCATCAACTCCTTGGCCTCTAAGCTCCTTAAACTTGTCGTAATAAGAGCCTGATCCAATCGCCGCCGCCGCGCCAGTAGGTCCAGCGATTAAGCCTCCTGCTAACCCCATCGTTAGAACCGATCCTAACGAGTGTCCGATCTGTGCAACGGTTCCCATGTTTGACGGGTCTGGTCTAGTGTCATACAGCGACTTGTATGCTTTAGACTGCTGATCTTTGAACCAACCGCTGATACTCTCAGGCGCGACGGCTTCAATGGTCGGCATAGCCGCATCAGACAAAGCCGCTGCGCCAACATCCCATGCGTGTTTGATGCCAACGAAAGGAGCGGAAATAGCACCGTCAAAGAATCCAGCATCACTCTTTAGCAATTGATCAAATCCAGCATAAGAGAGTGATCTTTGCCCTTCTTCGTCGGTCTGTAACTCAATCATTTGTTAATCCCAAGTGCGGAATAAACAGGTGCATAAATGTCCTGCGAAGTCACAGGGCTTGGTTTCATTACATCAACAGCAAGCCTTTCAGAAGCCTGTCTTTGAGTTCGCATCTCTTTGCTGAATTCTTCGTTGCGTTTCATTTCTCGGTTATACGATTCCTTCGATGCAATGGTTTTCTTTGCCTCGTTCATGTCAATTTCAACAACCTTGCCATCACGATACTGAACCATTCCATCAACGAGAATTGCATACTTCTGATTAGCGCCGTCGATAGGCTGAAGCCCGTAATACTTACTACCGTATCCCTGTTTCTCACCTTCTGCTTTTACAAGCTCAGTGAATTCAACGTTAGACATTCCCCAAGGCTTTAGCACCTTGCTTGATCCTACAGAAGCAGGTTCGCCAATAACTGTCTTGATTGAATTAACCAAAGCCGCTTTGTTCTCTTTCGTTGCTTTGTCTCCGGTTATCTCAAGCGAACCAGATACACCACCGCTAACCATTGATCCAACGTAGTGCGCTCTAACGGCATCGCTCATGCGACGAACAACGTCTTCACTAAGCTTCTGTCCTGCCAAATGAGTACCAACAGCAACTCTGATACTCTCTGCGTTTGGAAGGATTCCAGAAAATCCTTTGTTATCTTTTGCTCCATCGCCCTTCTCTTTGAGAGAAAGAATTTCATAACCAGCCATCATCATCTGCGATGTACGCTGCGGCGTTGATCCATTCTGCGATCTGCTCTCTGGAATAACGGCTAATTTAGCCACGCCAAGCACAGCGTTTTCGTCTTTCCATACTTGCTCTGCCAAATCGTTAAACTGCTGTGCAGTTCCTGCTTTAGCAAGCTTGCTGATGTAATCAGACTTTTGATCGGGGGGAAGTTGCTTGAAGTATTGCGCCAAATTAGCGGCTTCGTTGTTCCCCAATGGCTTGTGCGTTCTGAGAGAACCAGCCTCTCTGACAGCTTCTGACTGCGGATAACGAACGGCCATAGCTTCAGCGATTTTGTCAGCGGAGAAGTCCTGTATAGGTACAATTGGATTCTGTGCAGAAAACCCTCTGATTATCGCCACACCAACCTGATCTTCTTCGCGCTTATTGTTCGCGCTATTGATCATATTCACTGCTTGCTGATACCTATCGTTCTGTAGTCGATACAACCCTGGTTCAAGTCCTTGCTGCGGCTTCATTGACTCAACCATCAATTGCTGTGTTGATACGGGCTGATCTATTACAGCTTCTACAGTCTTTGAAGTCTGGTAGAAGTTCTTGTAATCGGCATATTGAACAGCGTCTCTAAATGCAGTTGCTGGAAGTTCGTTACTAGAAACCTTCCCTAACGAAGCAAACTCAGACTTCTGATCTTCAATGGTTTGCTTTAGCGCATGGTCAGCAATAACGTTTTCTTTACGCTGTCTTTCCTGCGCTTGCTTTGTAAGGTTGTGCTGTTGATCGACTGTAAGATGCGGCCACCACGGAGCGCCGGTAAGTTCTTTTGGTGGAGCGTAATCAGCTACTGGCGCGACTTCTCCAACAGTCTTATCGACTCGCCCCATCCACGATTTCAGATACTTTTGGTTGTCTGGATTCTCAGCAAGACGGTTGTATTCATCTTTCCGCATTTGTCCGAGTTGCGCCGCAGTTGCGCCGCCCTTTGCAGCCTCAACAAGTTGCTTGGCAAAATCAACGCGATGATTTACAACACCGTCAAAGACAACAGCCTGAACAGTTGGATTGAGTTGTTCGATACCGAACTTATCCCAATAGTTCTTTTTGTAGATTGCCTCTGCGCCTTCTTTGGTTAAGTTCTTCGTTTGTTCTTCGGTTAATCCGTTAGCAAGCCCATTGATACCTCGATTTGTAGCGCCTTTGTTATTGTCGTTAGCAACAAACCCGCCTTCTGTTTTCATCACAGAAGCAATCAAAGCAGAAGCTCCGCTAGGAGCCATTGAAGCAACTTGACCACGTATCACAGGGTCTTTATCAACACTTCCTACAGCAGCAGACCAAGCCATCTTTGTCATACCAATCTTGAAGCGTTCCCCCATTGCAAGATCAACGCGAGGGTCGCCAGAAGTGCTGAACACGCCCATCTTGTTCTTGTAGTCGAACGTCAGTCTTTCTGCACTACGCTCAAACAACGAAGGGTCTGCATACGCGCTCTTTGCTGAATCATCAAACAACGCTTCACGTTTTGCGCTTTGGTCATGAACGTACAAATCCATGTCGAATGCTCTTGACGCTTTTACCCTGTTGCCTGTTGCGTTTGCTCCATGAAGCTTTACGTACTGCTGCGCTTTAGGAGTCTTGTACTGCCCACTAAGGCTTGTGTAAGCCTCAGTCGTATCTGTGCGAACTTGGTCAGCAGTTGCTATCCCAGGTTGTGCTGTGGATTGAATCTCTTTCTGCCTAGTATCAAGTTCGTTCTCTAGGTTGGCCACACGAAGTTGGGCATCGGAAATCTCCCGATCTTCTTCGTGCCTTTTTAGGATCATTGAAGCATCACCAATACCATGAGCAAGATCGCTAATACCTTGAGCGAACCCCATGTCTTGAGCGTTAGCCCTGCGCCCGAAGTCAGCAGAAGGCGTACCGATTTGACGGTCGTATTCTCTAACGATAGCCATTAGCCGTCTCTCCAAAGATTAGCGAATGAAGCATTCACATTATCGCCATAGGAATCTTGACCACTTGACGATGAAGAAGAACCGCTTTCGGAAGAACTGTTTCCAGAACCACCATAAGCAGAAGCGCCTGCTTTAAACAAAGAACCCGCTGCGCTCAGATACCCTGAAGTCATCGCGTTCTTTCCTTGGTAACGTTCTAGCTGCGCCGTTCCTTCGCTTCCAATAGCTTTAAGCTCTCCACCGTAGATAATATTCTGACGATCCATTTCCGCGTTACGTGCGGATTCTTCAAGAACATCCAAAGCAGAACCTTCGATTGATACACCAGAAGCCGCATAAGCGGCCTGCATTGATCCTATCTTTTTCTCTGAAGACCGGCGCTGCATCTCAGCATTAGCGCCTGCTTGTTGTCTTGCTGCAATAGCTTGGTTCTCAGCTACTTTGGCGTTATATTTAGACGCTGCCTTTTGCTGGCTTGCGCCGCTGATAGCAGATACAGCAGACATACCGGCAGAAATTAAACCGCCGTATGTCTTCGCAAATACAAGTGCTGCTTCCATGATTACCTCGTCATTGCATATAACGCACAGTCGCGTTTGTCAGGAGTGAAAGCTATCATTCGTTCGCACTCCATGTTAAATCCTAGCATCTCCGCCCACCTGTGAGCCTCTTTGAAATCGCAATCAACGTGCATTTCTATTCTGTGGAATGCCGCGATATTCAAATACCGTTTTACTGCTCTCGTTACGCTAATCATTCGCTCTTTTAAATCAGCGGAAAGATAAGCCCAAGCCACGCCTCTTCCTACATTCATTGCCACTACACCAGCACAGCATAAGACTTCACTACCATCAATCACTGAGTAAGAATCTTCTGACTCAAGAGAAGAGAATAATTCAGTCGTTTCAAGAAACTCTAGTCCTTTTTGATTCTCTTGCAGAATCATCCTGTCAAGATGCTCTTTCTTGAATTTGACTACTTCAATCATCCTCTATCCTGCGTGACTAATTGAGGAAATAAACCAAGCAAAGTAAAAGGTAATGGTTGATCTTGCCTGAAATACATACTTCCTTCTGTCTCGTAATGCCCGTTCCAGTTAATCGATTTGTCGCCAGTGAATAAAGCTGGAGGACTATTCGTTGGGTCGGATGATGCTCTGAACGTCATCACGTCCAAAGAATCAGCGTTAGGGCCGAACTTCAAACCTAGCGTCTTGTGTAGTCGAATTGATACTCTATGGATTCTCTTTGTTTTACCTTGCGATGTTCCGTCAGCAGCGCCAGCTTCGATATTCAACGTCTGGACATTTGAGTCGTAACTGAATCCAACATGAACAACACTAGCCAATCTGTTCAGTGTAATAGAACCTCCGCTAACCGTTCTGTCAGGATGATTAGCGCCATCGGCCAATACGCTTACAGTCTCGCCTTCAAGATGATCCAAACCAGTAATCGTCGTCGCAGGAGTCGAGTCGTAGGTTAATCCGCAATCTACAAAGAAAGCGTTTGTTGTCGTTGTGGCGTTAAACTTGGTCGTGATGTATTCGATAAATCTGCGAGTTGTTCCGTCAATATCTCTTTTGACGATAAGCCATGTTTCATCTGCCGTTCCATCCGGCGTAGGAATGCAAGCAACAGACTCAACTACTGAGTCACCACCGTTAAAAGAACCACCAATGATATGCCTATGCCAGCCGATAACGTCTTGGTCGCGCTCGTAGGTCATTCCAATAAGCTGACCATCTTCACGAACAAACCAGATAATCGACCAAGGCTCTTGTTGGTAATCAGAATAGATCAATCCACCTTCTGAGATATGCTCAGAAAGAACAGTCATATCAGGCGATCTGAATCCATCGACTTCATAAACGTAAGCTAACTCTCTAACCTTGCGTCCTGCGCGTTGGACATAGATTGAAGCCCTTCCTGCGCGAACCGCTTGTACGTTCGCAGAACCAAAAGCAGTTGATCGTTTAGCAGTAACGTTCGTCGGAGTCAAAGCCTGTGACTGGCTACTTGGACGAAGCATCCATTCACCTCCAACTGTGCCAATCAGAAGTCCTTTTTCATCATCTTGCATCCATCGGATTACGTTCACGTCCGAAGCATTCAGCGAGAACGCAACCGCGTTACTATCACTGACAACGCCTGCGGTACTTGAAGGCGCAAAATTGTCATATAGGCTTGACTGTGATCCATCAACTCGTTGAGGATAATTCGTACATCCGGCGAAGAACAGCCGATCTTCAAAGAACATGCAGCAGGACGGATAACCATTCGCTGAGCCATAAACCCCTAACCTCCACTCAGTAACAGCGCCTGTGCCACCTAGCGTTGATTTAACCAGTGCTGTAACGACTGTTGGAGATGTATAAGCGGTAATAAGCACATAGCCCCATGTTGAGGAATGCTTAATACGAATCAGTCTTCCTATATCGGTTGATGCGAATAGCGATGCACTCGCAGTAAGCGTAATTGTTCCGGTAGTCGCAGAAGGCGTGATTGTCGTTGTTGTGATATTGGTGTTCAGATATGGGCCATCAAGAAACTCAATAACCGAAAGAACCCAAGTCGTGTGTCCAGTTCTCGTCAGTTTCCTTGGCTCAAAAAGCGGATGCGTAATGAACAACACATCAGCAGACTGCGTGAATTTCAGTTCTGAAATATACCCGTTTGAGTAAGGTGTTGGAATCTCATAAATTGTTCCGTCTTGAGCCGACCACTTGGCTGAGTCTCCGGCAAATGTGGCTCCAGACGTATGAGCCGTAATGCAGTAGTAAGTAATACCACCATTAGTAACCATGTTTCCAACAACATAAGCCGTTGCTGTAACCCAAGCAGAAACGCCTGATGTTTGAATCTGCCCACGATCCTTATAGAACCGGATATACAAATTACCGAACTCAAGAACGTAAGCCTGAGTTACGGAGAATTCAAAAGGAATAAGCCTTGACTCTCCGCTTGCTGTAGTTACATAGTCATCAGCTACGTATCCATCAGCAACATATTCCTCAAGTTGTTTTGTCTCTGCTACGTACATCGTACCAGGCCGACGCGTAACACCACCTTGAACCAATGGAATCATGTTCTCGCAGGTCTTTAACGCATTGGCGTACTTGTCTACTCTGACACGAGCGGCCATCAGTGGAGACATTTCCCCTGCGTTATAATTATCCTTGAGCGGAGATGCTTTCATTGACGGCAGGTAATCCAAGTATCAATCTGTTGTTCTGCGGATATGTTCTCAAAAGCATTCATTTTCTTCGCTTCACGAATAGAACGAACATAATCCTCTCTTGCAGCAGCGCCCTTGCTATTACTTTGCGTAAGCTTCTCGCTTAACTCTACTGCGATCTTTGACGAAAGACATTCAATGAATAATGAGTCATACTGGTTTGGATCAGTCTCACGCTTGATATAACGTATCTCAAGCGGAGCGCCATCATTCGTTAGAATCTTCCGGCCTTCAATCTGCCAATCCATCGTGTTGTAATTTACATAAGGGTCAGGAGGAAGAACCCTTAGACAGTCAGAAGGAAGCGTATAGGCAGCGTCGTATCCAAACTCAGGCGCGGTAGAATCAGCAGCAAGCGATGCGCGTTTGATTGCAAAGTTCCAAGGGTGAGCGCGTAACTCAGCGTCTCTGATAGGCTCATAACAAAGGTTGCAAGCACGAGCGTTCTCGCTGTCTTGAGTCAGAGACACAATTGATTCAGCGCCAAGCTTTTGAAGTGCGCGGTTAGCAATATCTACTTCGGAAGCCATGCTATCTCCTTACGTCCAGAAATCAGGCGCTTTTTGTTTTGTTCCCAAGCCTGTACTCTGGTAATGAATATCAAGCGTGAATAACGCAGGTTCGTTTGTAGCGCCGCCTGTAATAGTCGGAATAGTTGTAGCGTTGAAATGAACCAATATAAGCCCATCAGCCTCGATAAAATCAGAGTCAATCTGACTAGCAGCAGGGCTTGCCGCGCTGATTTGCGTTTCATCAACGCGATGCCTGTATTGTGGAATCGTCGCAATATCAGGAGTTGATACTGTAAGCGTCCGATTCACTTCCGCGGCAAAGTTACCGTTACTTACTTGGTTATGACCCTTGGCGTATGTGATATAGAAATCAACAACAAGACTTCCGCTAATAGCCGTTCCGTTATGCGCCCAATGAAGATGCAAAAACAAATCAGTTCCAGGAACATAATCATGTGGAACATGGAAAACAACATCCCCATCATCGCCAGCGGAATAAAAGAAAGACCGAACATTTCCACCACGGAAAACCGCAAGAGTTGGAGCGCCAGCACCAGAAGTCTTTGGGGTTATGTCTCCGATAAGATCGCGCCAAGGGAATGTTGGCGTTCCGGTGGAATCGACTTTAATCCCTAGGCCAGAAGTCTTTGGAACTTGAAGACCACCAACACCATCACGAAGGTCAGTGAAGTTGGTATCAAGTTCGTTGTGTGATAGCTCAGAGCCTTTTCCTGCTCTAGTCGTAATCGTCATCTCTTGCCCCTTCGCCTAGCGAACGTAATCCATTCTACTATAGCATTAACTACATCACCAATTAAACTACCGATAGTAGCGAAATGCTTCGCCCCAAAGTGTTTAGCTTTGAAGTGATTAAGAGGCATCTATCACCACCGATGTTCTGTTTCCATTTGAATCTACTGTGCTGACAACGCGGTTCTTTGTGTCTGCCAGATCACGGAAAGATTCTGTTCCAGTTCCAGCGCCGGAGACTTTTCCGTCGAGTACCGATGTCATGATTCGCATAAGTTGCCGCGCAGAATATCCTGATTCTAAAACTTCATCCCAGACTTCCGCTGGCGTAGCTCCGACAATCATATCAACCTCCAATATCGCTTTTGCTGGTAGTCCAGTGTATGAATAAGTTCCTGCTGCGAGGTCTAACGTGTAATTTACGGTTGCGCTACCTGCTGTGTAGGTAAGCGTTGCGTCTTCGCCAGAGTAATTATAAACCCCTGCTGCGAGTTGAAGATGCCTATCCGTCTTGAGGTTTGCTGAAGTGCCTGTGTAGTTGTACGCGCCAGCGGAAAGCGGAAGAACTCTTCCTGCGCCGATGATCGCTGCTTGACCGGCATAGACGTAGCTGCCTGCTGCGAGAGAGACGAACCGCGAAGTCTTCAGGTTGGACGCTACACCTGCGTAGTTGTAAGCGCCTGCTGCCAAGGATAGCGCCCTTGCGGTTTTCAGGTTCGCCGCTGTTCCGGTATAAGCGTAGGCTCCGGCTGCGCAAGTCAGTGTGTAATTAACCGCACCGCCGCCCGCAGCCGTGTTGAACTCAACCCACGTTACTTTGGCGTCTATCGAGGTTGTGCCTGTCAGTGCGAGAAGTAAGCTCATTAGCTGCTCGTCAATCTGACGCTGATCGCGCCGGCAACAATAGTGGCTATCTCAGGGGCAGTCAATGTTTGGGTGTAGAGCGTGATCGTTCCAGTAAGCGCGTGGCTCCACGAGGCGATAGTCGTCGCGCCTTGGAATAGCGTCACAGTCAGGGTGCTTCCAACGGTACTTGAAGCCCTGTATGAAATCGTTTGTGTGGCTGTTCCGGGGAAGGTTGTCGGGTTAAACACCATCTCACACGTAGAGCCTGATGCGGTACTAATGAAATCTGCATCGCTTGGCGAGACTTCATCCACCATCGCATAGAGATCGCCCCCTGCACTCGGCGTCCATGCGCCGGCCAAGGCGTCACTGACAGGTCTGCCAATCGCAGAGGTTCCCGGCGTGTAGGTTAGAGTAGCCGCAGTGCCAGCGTAAGCATACGTACCAACGTCAAGCGTTAGGCTTCTGGCGACTTTGAGTAGTGCGGTTGATCCGGTATAACCGTAGGTTCCTGACGCAAGTGGAAGTCTTCGGCCTGCGGGAACTGAAGCATTGGCTCCGGCGTAAGCATAGCTTCCTGCGGCCAGCGAGAGTGCGCGGGTTGTATTCAGGTTAGCCGCGGTTCCCGCGTAGGCGTAGGTTCCGGCTGCGAGAGACAGTGAATATGACGCAGCCCCGCCCAGCGACGGCAGGAATATCTTGCGACTCGGGGCTTTGAAGATTTGCCACGGGTTGTCGCTTAGGCTTTTTGCTTCGCTTGGAGTTAGGGCGCGATTCCACGTCGCGGAATAGAAAGCAGTGCCTGTGCAAGACGTGATGTCACCACCACCCCCGCCGAAAATATGCGCATGCCCATACGTGTTGTCGTATGTGATCGCCCCTGAGCCTGCCGTTGAGCCAAAGCTTTTGCCATTCTCATACCCAATGACATTACCCCCATCAGCGACCACGCCAAAGACGCCAATCCCTGTAGCCCATGTCCCTACATCAACGCTCCTTTGCGAACCGCCTGCGTAAACCGACGCCCTTCGGCTGCGGATTCCGTACAGTGACCACAACTGGTACCCACCGCCGCACCCAGCAACCGTATTGGACGCGCCCATAGTTCCAATTTCGCCAAAAAGCATGTAGGCCATCGGGGAGGACGCAACCTTACAGTTCAGTGCTAGGTTTCTACCCGAAGTAATACCGTTAGCCCCTGCGGTGGTGACTTGAGACCCGTACCCCTGCGTCGTTCCGAGGGGGCTAACGTTCGTTTTTGTATAGACAATCGAAGGGGCGAGTAGATCATAGGCGATCCCGTTCGGATGCACCCAGAGCAAGCTGACCAGCCCCGCAGAAAGTGGGTTCCCCCAGTCAATCTGCGCCGCATATTGCGGCTGTTGTCTCAGGACGTTGGGCGCAATAAGGCTCATGCCTGCACCTTACGCTACGTCGTACTTGATGCCGTTGTAGGAGAAGGAGTTCGTGTTCGCAGCGTCAGTTTTCAGTGCAACGTTGGTGGCGTTGGCTACATACAACCCCCAAAACTTCGGCATGATGCCGCCAAAGATCGCAGCGACGCTGAACGGTTGCACCTGATACTTAGTGTCGCTGGTTGCTACCAACACAGGGATGGAACGGGCAAACAGCACCGTCGCGCCAAGACTTGTACTGGTGAAAGTGCAGGTGGAGTCTGTGCCGACAATCGGGCCGAGCGCAGTCGTGGCTGGGTCAGTGTCTGCGCCCCATACATAGACGTTGAGCGCACCCGTGGTACTTGGCGTTGTACCAACAGTAAAGTTGCCGCGAACCAATACATCAACGTACTTGTTCGTAGTGTTATCGACCGTCACGCATTGACGACCCGCGATCCACGTTGCGCTGTTTGCCAGCGCAGAGCAATCCATCGTGATCGTGGTGTTGCTGCCGTAGTTGATCGTCGTAGTTGCCATGATTACACCCTTACTTCGTCAATCAGCGGATAACTGACGCTACCCTCGAAATCGAGAAGGTTCGCTGTCACCGTTCCAGTGGTCGCTTGGCTGGTTGAAAGCAATGCCTCAAGTCGCGTGGCGTTACGTAACAAGGCATTCATTACGGTTGCACCGCTAGAGCCGCCAGCAGAAACAGAAGTGCCGCCAGCGCCAGATGGAAGAGCAATGACGGCATCGCGGAGGCCAGCCCTAACATTTGCTTTACTCGCATCAATCGTCTCCCTTCCCTGTAGCATGCTTTGCAGGTTCATTTGCTTAGTCTGAATCGCCAGCAAACGGTTGGTGTAGAGAACCGTGTCGTCTGCAGCGTCTGTTGGTGTGTAGTTCGACCAGTTGATAGCGTCATACACCGAAGACACCGGAGCGCGAGTACTCCACACGTTGAATACAGGGTCAGAAGGCGCGTTGTAGAGCTTGCAAATATCAATCGCCCCGTCCGAGTTATTCGGGAAGGCGCTCAGTTCCGGCGTAGCGTCAATGTCTGCGCGAATTACGGCCATTTGTGCTGGAGTCATGGTTTATTCCCATCCATAAATAGGGGTTACGCGATGAACAACCGTACCGCTGGTACCTACTGTGCCAATGTGACGCGTACAAAGCTGAACGAATTCGCCCGGATTCACGAAGATAGGCGCGTCACCGAAGTCACAGAAGGTTTGTTGCTGTGCGACCACTGTACTCACAGCTTGTGCAGCCGTTACAACCTGATTGAACGGAAGATTAACGCGCCTTGGGGCTTTGGTTGCTGCGCCGTCCGCAGTAGCCAGAGATACTGCTGTATGCCCAAACGCCAAGAACCACTCAGCAACATATGGCCCACCAACAATTACAGTCTGCACGTAGCTGGCGAGATACATACCTCGCAACACCAAGCGCCTACCAGCCAAGTTAATTGTTCCAGCAGGAACCTGATAGCTCATGATGATGCCGTCAGTATTCACCGCAAGTGAAACGGTTTCCCAGAACGTACCACCCAAACCCGAGCCAAGCGCTGCAGTCGTTGTGGTTGGAACCGCAGCCGTTACGTTAGCTTCGTTACCTGTAGTAATTGTACCGATACGAGCGAGAGAACCTTGCGTACCACCTGCTGCCCCTTGGTAAGAACCAAAGATGCGATTGCCTTGCGTGGAGCTGGTCGTCGTAATGTTGGAGCCACCAAGGCGTACCGAGTAAGCGCCGAGTTGCGCTTGGAATACTGAACCTGCTGCGCCGCCCGTGATACGATGGTTGAACCAAGCCATCAAACCCTGTGACATGCAGATACGATTCTGTGATTCAGGTTTCTGAATCGTACCAAGTAAAACAGCACCTGTTCCATCATTCACCCAGAAGGCCGCATATACAGCCCCAACATAACAAATGAATTGATACTTCTTGTTGTTGGTGTAAGCCCAAGTACCAGTACCACCAGACAAGGGGAATACACCTGTGGAAGTCTCAGTACCGGCGTTACTTGCGATGCCTTGCAATCCGGCTGAGTTCAGCCGAAAGAAAACACCGTCTGTAGGGGCCGCACCTTGCACAGTAGCGGGGCCAACCAAGCCAAACTCAACAAAGGTATTCGCGGCCGGTTGTGCGGAGAACCCGATTTCAGCATCATAAGAAAGTGTCTGCGTTCCATTATTCGGGAACGTCGCATAGGTCTTGAGCGCACAAGCCGTGGTTGTCGTTACGATACTGGCGTTGTTGGTGACAAACTGTCCAGCTACCCAAGCAGAGGTCATCGTCGTCAGCAAGTTCGCATGCTTGCCGAAGTTCTGCGCGGTGTAGTTGAACACCTCGTCATCAAGCAGCAAGTCAAGGGCTACCCGCTGGCGATAGTCAATATCCACTTCACCAGAAGCCACCGCGTAAGCGCCTGTGATATAGCCACCATCGTTCTCTTGGAACGCTTTGATAGCGCCTACGTTCTCGGGGCTTGTGATGGTATCGACTTCCGGGATAACCTTGAGTTGATTCGTTCCAGCGACTTCTACGCCTGTGCCAGAAGTAGTACCTACGAGTTTAGTATCGAGTGCCATGATTTATCCTTAGTCTGACCATACCCAACGGATTGCGAAAGTGCCTTGCATTTTGTCAAGGCAGCGCCCGTAAATTGTGAAGCCTGTAGCTACAGTTGGTGTGCCACACGTCAAGGCGATCAGTAGCGGTGCGTATCTGTGATCTGCTGCGGTATGTGCGCCGCTCGTGTCGTCACCCATGATCCACGCTTCGCACTTGCTCGTTGCGCTGATCGTTCCTTGTCCGGTCACAGCGACAGACGCCTCAGACGTTCCTGGGAACGCGCCGAAGTCTATCGTCGCTGTGCCAATGGCCGAAGCCATTAGGTCACCGAGAAGGTTTCAGCAACTACCGAAGGCGTGAAGGTGTCGCCGTTGACCCCGTTCAACGTCAATGCAGAGCCGTAATCCCAATAACCGATCACTTGCGTCTGCGTCAGGTTGTACAGGATCACGTAGCGGAACGGCCCCATGTTGCCCGTGCTAGACGTCCACGTTGGAATCGTGTTGAATGTCAGCTTATAAACGCCCGCCGTCGCTGCGGAAGTCGCAACCGTGAGCGTAGCGCCTCCAGTCGTGTAACCGTTACCGTTGGCAATCTCCGTGATACTCGCCGCCGTGGTGTCCGTGGCAACAGTCGGAGCGGTGTTAGATAGCAGCAAACGCCAAGAATCAGAACCAGCGTTGCCGCCTTCCATCATCTTTTCGATGCCAAGTTCGTATTTGACGTATGCGGCCATAGCTTATCAACCTCCGGCAAGTTTTGCGAGATACGCTTTTGCTTTTGCGATCTTTGCTTCAATATCTGCAAGCTCTGCCGACACTGCGTCTTTAACAGAAACCTTTTCTGCGATCTCTGATGCAAGCGTTTCGACTTTAGCAAGATGTTCATCAGCAATGGCTTTTGCTGACTCCATTACTGAAGCCGCTTCTTCCTGCGCTTTTTCAACACGAGCCTCTGCTTTTGCTTTGGCATCAAGCGCGATCTTCTTTGCTTGATCTTTGGCCTCTGAGATAGCAGCAACGCCGTTATCAAGATCGCTAGAGGCGGCAGCGATCAAGCCTTTAAGCGAATCAAGCTTTGCTTCGGCTTCCTTACTTGCGTTCTCAATAGAACCAACTTTTTCCAAAGCAGCAGAAACAACTTCGACAGCTTTAAACCCGCGAAGCAGCTTGCGAACTTCATCAGCAGCAGCAATGAAATCAGACATTATCGAGTCCTCCGACAGAAAAGCGTTACGGTCAGACTTGTGGTTCCATCGCCTGCCGTAACCAATGGGCGAATGTATAACGGAGCTTCAATAACCATCTCCATTGCCGCAGCGGTTTTTGTGATTGCATTGGCTTGCATATCCGTCAAGGCAAACCAATTCGTTCCGTCATTAGACCCTTGAAGGGTGACAGAACCACCAACGCCGAAAGTTCCGGTAATCGCAACAGTGCGATCAACGTAATCGGCGCACTCAATTTGGATTCCAGAATCGTCAAGATCAAGGCCAGTCCATGCGAATACCGCAGCAGGAACAGCCGATTTAATGTCCGTTCTGGTTACTGCTCGAATAGCGTCAGCCATGATCTATCCTTTAAGCAATCGGGCTTGTTTCAACAGTCTTGAAGTAATCTTCCAAGACTTCAAGCAAAAGAATTACATCTAGTTTGTTTGCGTAGATGGTATCCGAGACGCGCAACTCAACAGCCTCACTCGAAGTAGAAGCGCCTTCAGTGACTTGCCAAGTGCTATGTTCGCCTTTAATAAGCGAATAGAAACGATCAGCCATTTTCTTCTCCTATAGAAGAAGGGGGGCTTTCACCCCCCTTTTGCTTAGATGGTGTATTCAACCTTGAGGGTGATCGCACCAGTACCAGTCGTTACTGCCGTAGTATCAACAGTAGCGGCAATGTCAAGCATCGTGCCTTTGGCGGGTTCAGTCATACCAAGGGCTTGCCACAACGGTTGATTCTGCTTTGCAAGCGTGTTGGTTGTGGATTCGTTCGTCACGTCAGTCAGCGCAACAGCAGAAGCGCAGTCAATGCGTGAAGCGAAGAAGTCCATATCAACAACAGCGCCGCCGTCAGAATTCGTGCGATAAGCACCAATACTGAAGTTGCCAGCGGTTTGCGCAGCAGAAGCGAAGATAACGCGAGTCACCGTAGCATGGGCCGGAACTTCAACCATGCGGATAACCGAAGTATCGGACAACGAAGCAGTCACCGAAGCGAAGTAACCTTGAACTTGGCGAACAGTTCCCGATGCGCCAGCACCAGGATTGTTCTGAACTCGCGGAGTTGCTTCACGATTCGTGATCGCGGTGGATTTTAGAGTAAGATCGACAGCCATGATTTATTCCTTTCAATTAAGCGCGGTATGATTCGATCGCGTAGACCTTGTCTTCTTCAAGACGAGTCGCGCCAGCGGACATGGTGAGATAAACTTGCCACGGGAGGCCTTGCAGGTCTTTACGCTGCGAAACGTCCGTTTTCATTTCATCCCAAATGCCGCAATGCATGCCTGACTTACACCATACCGGCAACGTGACCTCGTTGGTGCCAGCAAGAACCGTCTCAACCAGTTGCGATTGAATCAGTTTGAAGCCAAGGAATTCAACAACACGACCTTGTTGCAGGATCGGTGCGCCGCTATTGAAGTCAGAACTAATCACTTGGATTTCATTCAGAAGCGAAGCATGGTCAGCAGCAGTAATGCCGATGAACACTTCTTCAGTCTCGAAATCAACGTCGTTAGCTTCCATCAATTCCTTAACGGCTTTGATTTTGGCAACGTTAAGTTTCGAGTTAGCGCCACCAACAGCTACGTCAACTTCGTTAGCCGCAGTGAAGATGGTGGAAGTAGCGCCGGTTTCGCCAGTCTTTGCCGTACCAGTAAAGGCAGCAAGAATCAAGCGATCCTGCTGGCGAAGCGCAGCATTGACAGCGTTCTGAACATACATGCTCGAAGGATCGGTAATCATCTTCAGCTTGTCGAACGAGTCGATTTGCTGCGGCAGATCAAAGTCCGAAGGATAAACCCAACGGCGATCCGTGGCAGCATCAACACGGCCCATCGGAGCGAAGCGGGAAGTAACGGGTTGCATTTCAACAGCGCCGAACTGATCGACCGGCGATGCTGCTTTACCTTGGTGGGTGCCGCGCATTACATGCTGGCTGAATTTGCCGCCTTTGGTTTGAAGCAGCAATTGAATGTTCGTGCTGTACTGCTGTACGAAATGAGTGGGTAGATTTGCAGACATGAAAGTCTCCTAGAGAATTAACGACAAAAGTTTGTGGCCCTTTCAGGCGGCTACATTCCTTGGCGTACCCTCTAGGAGGAGCCGATCTACTTCTAAAACAGTCTTGCTTTAATCTCGGGGCTTTGGCTTTGGGCCTGGTTTCTTCCGGCCTTCAGTTACTAACGTGTCCGACTCGCAAGACTTGAAATCAACAGCAATAATTTCACTGTAAATCATTTTTGCAGACTTTACAACTTCTTCTTGCCTGTTGCTAACCGTAGGCGAAGTGAGTGCTAACCCCAACTTCATACACTCAAGCATGATCTCTTTATTTTCCATGCTAATCAGGATAAGCCATCTTCATCAGACGAGACATTTCGGCCTTAGCTTCCATATTACCAGCCATGTACTTACCAACCCATTCCTTGTCAGACTGAAGGTTTGCAAGTCGCGCAACTGCTTGGCTTGGCGTCAATACTCCGTTGAAGTTATTGCCACTGTCACCGCCAACAAAACCAGCTTCACCGATCTTTCCGCCAATATCAGCCATCATCTTCATTACGCCATCGTAGCCAAGCGCAGACTGTAAAGCATCAACCTTTTCAGGCGTGAGTCCAATAGACGCTGCTGCGTTCTTGGCAATGGAGAGTTGCTTATCATAAGCATTACCCCAATCGTGCCGAAGTGCGGCTTCCTGATCTTTTGTGACTTGTTGTTGTTGAGCGGATTGGCTCTCCATCAGAGAACCGCCGTATTCATTCCACTTCTCTGTAATCGCGTTTGCTTGGCGAGGACTCAATCCGGCTTCGTGGAAGATTCCTTGCGCCCAATCAGCAAAGTCTCTTGGTGTTCCTTCTGGAACCTGAATGTTGTAGTCCTTTGCTTCTGCCGGACGGCCAAGTTTTCCGTAGAACTGATCCAACTCAACCTTATCGGCTTTATCCCAATCAGGGAGTCGAAGAAGCTTCTCCGCAGGCGTACCAATGTACTTCTCTGCGTTTCTAAACCCTTTGACGAGTGACGGCAAAGCCTCTTTCTCATTAAGTTTTGTCAGCCCTCGCGCATCGAGCCAGCCGACTGTCTCTTGGTCAAAACCAGAATGCCAACTATTAACCGGCACTTGTGACTCAGCAGCGCCAGTTTCAGCGCCGTTCCCGCCATCAGCGGAGGCAATAGTTTCCATTTGTTTATCCTTTACGTGAGTAGAGTAACCAAAGTTCTTCTTCGGTCATATTGAGGTGTTGTTGGAGTCGAAGCCATACTTCCTTACGCCCCTCCAACAAGGCGTGAGTTCGTTCGTCAGGATTAAAAGTAGATTCGTGAGCGCGGCAGAATTTAGCCAAGTCTGTTAAAACAACTTGAGCATCACGGTTTTCAAAGTGGAACAGTCGTTTGTAAGAATTCCTACGTTGGTGTAGAAACTCTCTTGCCCGTTCAATTAGATTCATCGTGTTCCTGTGGCTTTAATCATTCCTGCCATCGCTGGAGCCGCTTCAAGCATCTGCTGTTGTGCAGCTTGTTGCTGACGGCCTTCTCTCTTTGCATCCACTGATTCTTGAGAGTTCATCCAAGAGGCAGGCATGCCCTGCGCATCAGCCAAGTCAGGAATCATGGTATCGACGTTAAACCAGTCCAGACTTGAAGGGTCTTGCGTATTGGCCGCAATTTCAGAGGCGTACTGGAACATCCTAAGACCACCCGAAGCGGCTTCTGCTTTCTGCATCCGAGACAAAGGAGAATCGTATTCAATCTTGTACCCTGCTCCTGCCTCTTGCATAGCAGGCGTAGGAGGAGGCAGTAAGCCTTGTGTAAGCAACAAGGCAAGTTCTCTTTCAATCATTGGCCCTAAAGCTTCTGATTGTTGACGCCCCATGATCGGAGCAATCAATGAAGACTTCTCTCTTGAGCGTTCCAAGACTTCCGTAGCGGTCATTGCTGGAGATTCGACAAGAATCTGGAATAGAGAAACAAGGAAGGCATCATTAATCGCCATCCGTTCATCTTCCATCATGTCTCTTGCGATACTCAGATTCCCAACAGGAAGAGCGTGAACTAGCTGACGACCATCGGCACTAACACCACCGTAATTAATAGCGCCTGGTCGCATCGAGAAAGAATCAAGAACCCCGTCATCATGAGCCAACAGAACCGGATCAACGGCACGATGCCCTTGCTTGAGTACGGTTTTCTTTTGTTCGTTAAGTGTTTTGATTGCAGGAAGTACCTGCATTGCGGGAGAACGACCATAAGTTTCTCCTGGAATCGTGATGTACCGTGAGACGATATACGGCATCGTCTTGTAACCACCTTCTTCGAGAATCATTTGATGTTTTGCACAACAGTACAATGACTCGAACGCCATTGACTTGTAATCTATCCTGCGAGGATCACGGTCATTGTTTGGTCGAACACAATGGATGATTTCGTAATCCTTATCCTGTCCGTTTTGATACTCTTTCAATATGTCTTCAGGCGCGTTCTTTCCGAACTTCTGAAGCAGTTGCCGACCCTTCATGTTGAAGACCCGATAGACTGTATCAATAACTCCCTGATGGTTTTCAGAGAAGAATATCTCCGCTAGGTGAATCGCTCGATACCGAACGCCAGGTTGATCTGCGAGTTCATCAACGAATATACAACCTGTTCCGAAAGCACCAAGAGACATATAAATCTCATGTTGCTGACTGGCGTAGTTGGCTTTTGGGCCATAACGGTAACGGAATAATGTTTTGTTCGCTTCCTCAAACCAGAGTTTCGTCTGGTAGTCCTTCATCAGATAAGGATCGGTTGCCTTGATGTTGTGCCAAGTCTGTTGTCGTGGAGTAAGAATAGACTCCATAACAGAAGCGAAACGAGTCAAAGCCCCCGGAGCCGTGGCATCGAAAAGCTTATCTGTTTTCTTTTGTCCAGGCGTAGGATAGTTTGTCTGCGACTGGAACATATCCGAGTAAGACGGAAGAACGAGTTCTGCGATCTCAGTCCAATGAGACTCCCAATTTCCGCGATCACCACGGGCAGAAGACACCCTTCGCAGAATGTCCTTAACTCTCTCGTCCTTGGAATACATCACGAGCCTAGAAGCTTCTTCTTGGCAGTGACAGCTTCATCCTCTACGCCTTCGCCGCCCGTAAGCATTGTCGAAGCACGTCCACCAATAGCAGCCCTTTGGCGTTGTGCGGCTTCAGCGTCTTTAACGGCTTGAGTGTTATCGGTAGGCGGCGGCGGTGGAGCTGGAGCTTTCGGAGCTTTTGCGCCACCAAAGATAGAACTGACGACTTTACCCATTTCGATGCTCCGTTAGTAAGTGCTTACATAGGATATTACCCAAATATGGAATAGTCAACATCATTTGCAATAGTCACTCTCCGATTACTGCGGCTATGCCTTGTATCCGTTCTGGCGACAGGTTTTGCAAAGGTCTGGCACAAAGCCTCAAATACGTCAGGGCTAGACATTCCTCTCTTCTTCATCTCGTCCTTTCTTTCAAGCTGCATCTGGTTTCCAGTTATTGTGTATCTATAGTGAATACCGCAGGCGTCTTTAACAAGTTGATTGTCGTTAGGAACGCATCCAATAGATAACCACTCTCTTGCTCTATCCCACATCTCGACTCGTTTGTTCTGGTACTTGTTCTTGTCATCAGCAGAAGAACCGGCTTGTACCTCAATGACCTTGTACCTTAGAGCCTTCAATTGATCCACAACACCACCACCGACTCCGCCACCATCCACAAAGATTGCTTCTGGACTGTACTTGTCAGCAAATCGACAAATTGCATTCGTTAGCTCAACCGTATCGACTCCTTTGAACTTAATCCAAGGAATAGATCTTGCATCCCTTCCTCTGCGGAAACAAATGACTGACTGGTCATCACCGAACCGAGCTACATCAACACCCATAACCAAAGGAGCGCCGGGGTCATCATTCAACTCTCTGGTCATTGCGTCATGCACGACTACCGGAGATATGAACTGATCTTCGCCAGAAGTAGGAAACTCGCCATAGACCTCAACCTTTGCCTGTCTTGAATCAATACCATGTTCGTCAATAATTGCTTCATATATCTTCGGATCAACATATTCAACCGTCCTTGCGTCAATCTGTTCTGTGTTCCAGAAGTTACGTTTAGCATGAAAGCATTCAAAGAAAGCCCCCTCGTTTCTTCGAGGGTTAGAAAACGCCATCCAATATCTGTCAACAATAGGATCAGTGAAGTAACCTTGTGCAACATCCCAAATCGGCTGTGGAATACCAGAGCCTTCATCAAAGATCACCATCATTCCGTCTTGAGAATGAACCCCTGCGTAAGCATCAGGGTTTTCCTCAGACCAAAGCTTTCCCTCTGCGTAGTAGTACTTCAAACCTTTCTTCAAGTCTCGTTCAATCAACTGCCCATACCAATCCGCAGGAACAAGCTTCGTCGCACTAATATCAAACCAGTGCTTATTGATCGCCATAGCGTGCCACTTCGCTAACTCACCCCAAGTAACAGACTTCAACTGAGGCTCAGAGTTGGCACTCACTATCACTGTAGAGCCTATTCTTGTTGAAAGCATCCAAAGAATAATCCAAGAGATCAGAGCAGACTTCCCAATCCCTCGTCCAGAAGCTACGGCTTTTCTGAAAGTAGATAGATCAAGCTTATTCAACTTGTTCTTCTTCTGCTCCCTAATATGACTAGCCATCTCCCGAAGGACTCTGACCTGCCACTTCTTAGGCCCACTGAACTCATGGAGAGGCGTGTTCTCTTTACCCCAAGGGAAAGCAAACCGTACAAACATCTCAGGATCATCCGCAATCTCAGGCGTCCATAAATGAATCATCAGCGCCTGTTCTTCTTCATCCCTGTACTGCTTCCTGTTACCGGCCATCTTCTTTCCCTTCGGGAATATCGAACGTTACAACGTGTCTGCAAATCTCAATGCACTTGTTTCCTGATTTAATGAAACGAAGCCTTCTGAGAGAAGCCAGCGACTTATTCACGGAACAGAGAGAGCAATCAAGGCATTCAGCAATGTCCTTCTGAGACATAAGAACAACGTAGTTCTCGTTCATGTTCCCAACAATGAAGAAGAACAACTTGAACGTCAATGCCCCAACATGGCTTCTCATTAGCTTGTCTAAAGCCTCTTGGCTCAAAGCGATATCAAGGCTCATTTCTTACCCCCCCGCCGAACCACGTCCTTGTTCAGACCGTATCCAATAACAGCAACCTGCTCTACATACTTCTGTTCAATGAGAACCTTTACCGCAGCATTCACAGACCATCTACTTATCCCGATCCCTTCCGCTATCTCTCCCTGAGTAGCCTTAACAACACAGTGATGGTCAGCACTCCCGCACAACCAGATAAACACTCTAAGAGAAGCAGCAGACAAATCATGGTTAGCAGCCAACTTCTTAGCCCCATCCTGACTCAACTGGATAAACGACCAATCAACATTCTTCCTAGCAAACACAGGGAAAGCCTTAAATTCCTCCCCAGTATCCGTATCAACAACCTTAGCCTTTAGCATACAAACCCCAAGTGCAAAATCTAACAGCTGTGAGAGAATTCCAACAGAAGTGTTAGGTACAACTAACAGGGCTAAAACAGCTGTAACCCTTGCTACACAACCGCTAGAAGCCAATTTACCCTAACCACGTATATATATCTATTAAGGGATACCACAGTATAAAGGAAGATTGTGTAGTTTATCCAACACGTGTTGATTGAAAATAATAAAAAAATTTGACGGTAAGTCCTCCCTAAGAAGAACTACCGCGCA